GTTTGTTAGCCAGGTATGTACGACGCTTGTCTTTATAGGTACGCATCAGCGCAGCTGCTTTTCTCGGAGCACGTTTGATAAAAAGCTCACCATCGTCGGTTTGAGCTTTCATGATGAACTCACCAATCGGAAACTCAGCACCGTTTTCAGCGGCGGTACCGATGTCACTAATCAGTCTGGCAAAAAACTCTTTTGGTGTATTAAGAAGGTTGATGCCTTTCTTATCGTACATGCTTGCAGCATTAGTTTGAAACTTACCTAAGGCTTGAAGATCACCTTTTGCAAAGTCTTCAAACATAGCAGTGTAGCCAGCGTTGAACCGTTTGGTCCCGTCGTTAGCCCTAGTTTCACGCGAGTATGCTCTAGTGATTTTGGCGTCGGTTGGAAAACCAAGAGCCATTTCATCTTGAATCAGATCGTTGTTAGTATCTGCCAAAAGCTCATGCCCCATAAACGCTGTGCGTAGGTGAGACATAATTTGTTTGTGCTGGAAGTCAGGCAGATCCTTTTGGTTGATAGCAACCTTGACCATACCACCCTGACCATCCTCCACCATCACTTCAGTGTCGTTTGTTTCAAGCTGTGTTGTCATCCATTCAGGATACACATTTTGGAACATGTGACGGGCAGTACGTCGGCGCAAAGCAATCTCTCCGTGATTAGAGAAATTAAGGATACCACGAACAGTGTCGTAGTTATTGGTTTGAGCGGCTACCTCGGCAGCAGCGCCTTGGATCTGACCATCCCGTGCCTTTTCGTTTTGCTCAATAGCCATTAACTCCCCATTCTGAGGAATGAGACCTTGTTGTAGCATCTGATAATATCTATCATCAGCACGTGCCAGTTGAATAGCAACGTCTACTTCTTGAACAGCAGAAAGAGTTTTAACAGTTTCAGGCAGCAGCTCAGCAAACTGACCAATGACTTCACTTGTCGAAAGTTTCTTAGGCTGTTGACCATACAAAGCTTCAGCATTTAGCTTTCCGCTCTGTTCTAAGTTAGCAAAGCTACGCTGGATAGCTCCAAGATTTTGTTGCAGAGATGGGTTAGGATCAGGAAGCTGGAGTGGATCGAACTCTTTAGATCGAGCAGCTGACTGAAACTGAACCTCTGAAAGTTCCGGTAGTTTCATAATCTATCCCGTAGGATTACTCTTGTTGAATTTTCATTTTACGGAAAGCAGAGTCAGGGTTAAACGCAGTATCAAACTGTTTATACATACTGAGACCAGATTGAATACCACCCATAACCTTCATTGCAGTGTTGAAGAAACCACCGCCTTGGTTTTGAGTATAAGGAGGGATGTATCCACGTGGAGCCATCTCAGAGATAGGACCACCATCAATGATCGGCGCACTTGCAGAAACGTTAGCTTGAGCCAACGAACCACTGATACCACCAACATCACGTCCGTACTGGCGTTGTGCACTGACGACACTTTCAATAAACTTAGCGTTGTTACGACCGTAGTCGCCTAATGTTTTGATAGCCTTAGCCCGATCTGCGCTCCTCCCGTAGGATTCAGTAGCAGCAGCGTAGCCCTCAGCTTCCATAAGTTGACGCATCATACCTTCCTTTTGGAAAGCAAATGCCATCATCTGTTCACCAAATTTAGCTTGTTCAGTTTGAAACGAAGCGTTTGCTGCTGCAAAGTTTTCGTCAAACTGTTTGTAAACTTGCTCTACCTTGCGTTCAAAAGCCCGCTGACGGTATGCATTCATTATCTCAGTTTTACGCTGAGACAAAAGATTGTTGTAAGCTGCTGCGCCAATCTGTGCAGAACGATCTTGTACAGGTTTGCTACCGAACATCGACGCAACACCTTGAACAATGCCCAGTCCGGCGCTTATTGCTCCGATTGCCATAATGGTTTAGTCCAATAAAATTCTCTTAGATTTGTGCTGACATACCAGTCAGGATGCCATCGTCGCCACCTTGAAAACGTTTTCCATTGTTTTTCTGGATCGGCGCTAGTACAATCAATGAAGATCGTATCTCCTGCTGGTATCAGCCACCGCAATCTAAGGACTTCATTGAACCCACGTGGGATTGTTTTGAAGCCCTCAGTACCGGTCATAATCCTATTCAGACTACGATAGCGTCGATTACGTTTACCGTGATACCAGTCGTTTATCTGTCGTCGTGATTTACCCACAGCAAACCCAACTCTCCAGAGCACACCACCACTTGCAGAAGATTGCCAGGGTTCTAGAAATACTTTACATATATGCTTACCAACTGTGATAGTCGATGTAAGCAAACGGCGGCGTGGTCTGTAGGTCATGAGCGGCGGTAGAATCGACGGTTGTAGTTACCTTCCCAAACGATGTTTAGCAGACTGATTGGGAAAGGAGTATCTCCAATGATTTTGATGTTGACGTTTTCGTTCCGCTGATAGATAGGAACGTCGTGTAAAGCAGAAGCAGAAAGATTGACGTTGTTCAATACGTAGGTATTAGGCAGCGTAACGTTAATGATGTTAGTCCACTCATCCTTACCTGTGATATCAACCTTGTAGGTAATAGGACCGCTAAGACCTGTAGAGACCTTAAGGCGGTGTAGGATTAGATCAGAGGTAACGTCAGATACACTGCTTCGACCTTCAACCTGTGTAGGATACAGAGTAGGTAGCTCCAACTCCATGTCGTACACATATCCAATAATCAAGTCACGTCCACGGTAGTCACCGTTTAGCAGCACTTGATTGCTGGATATATTAGAGTCTTCAAAGTAAAACACCGAACCTTCGGACTCGCTGGTAGCAGAAATTGTATCACCGATATAAGTACCGATAGCCACAACTGCTAGCTTCTTACCAGTAATGTGATCAAAAGGCAAGTTAACAGTGGTCTTTTTAGTTGAAGTGCTGTAAGTTCTGTACGGGTTGACATTGAACATATCCAAACACACGTCTGTTTTCTCACCCGTAGGCAGAGTCAGGTAACCAGATTCACTGGCTTGTGTCAGGTCATAGGACGTCAGGTACACGTTACTGCCAGAGCTAGTAACAGCGTAGAAGGTAGTCTTATCGAAGAATTGTAAACGCAGATCACCAGTCAGTTGCCATTTGTACCAGGTCTGCACCCGGTTCTCACCTTGCAAAAAGAACCTGTGCTGGTACACAGTGTTTGAACCTGATTTACCAAGAGACACAATAGACATAGCCGGTGAAGCTGTCATTGAATCAATATCACTTGGCACATACTCAGGTACGTTTGTAGTAGCCTCATCAATCGTAGCAGCTGCTTCTTTCTGCACGTTAAGCATCAAAAAGAGTTTACTGTATAGATTAGATTTACTAATAAATGCCTGAGCTGTACCCACTGCTACAGCATCGATATCTGCATCACACTCAAACGTGCTGATGGTGTTGATCTTAGTTGTAGTAGGGCTGAGGATATCAGCATCAGTAGACAGGACAAACTGTTCGTTAGGACCAAACACCAGCAAACCAATGCTAGTAGCCAGCGTATAGTTCAGTGTAACAGGTCTGACAGAGGTAGCCTGAAGGTCAATAGGATCGTCAGGCGCAACGACTTGAGAGCTATTAGCAAAGAAGTTAAAGTAGTCACCAGCACGGCTCATGATTACTGCTTCGTTAGACAGTAGACCAAGGCGGTTACGGTAGAAGAACATGTTGTTGATCTTCTTACCGATGAAACTGGGGATAGGGTTAGTGGTGTTGTCACCGACCAAACGGTCATCCCAAGTCACAGGCTCATACTTAAACACACCGTTTGCTTGACGAATCAACTGATGAGGCATGGTAGTCTCATCAATCTCAAATTCTAAACTAGGACCAATGGTCTCTTCCCATACACCAGGACCACGGGCTGCACTGTTAGTAGTCTGGAACTCAACGTAGATATCATCTGCAGTTACATCTCCACTATTCGTCACACGAACTCTGTAACCATTCTCACATTGGTTAGGAAGACGAGATGCAAGGTTGATCTGATCTTGGAAAGCAAAGATACCTTCCTCTTGAGAAGAACCTGCAGTGCTGATAGTGAAGGAACTGGTACCAGTAATGTAGATACCGGGTCCAACTTGGGTGGCAGTAAACCCACTCAAAGCGTTGATTGAAGACGTCAAGGAAGCTGCAATAGTACCAGCGTCAGTAGTGGCACCTGCAACTGTATCAGGTGTACTGTGAGTTACGGTAGTACTGTTAAGGGTAACTGAATAGTCAGCGTTATACGCAACAGTTTTAACTACAACAAATGCAACGTTAGGCACAGCTGCAGACGTAGTAGTCTTCATCGCTGTTGTCTTGTTTTTATTCAAGACAAAGGTATAGTCATTGATCGTAAGGATTTCAATGTCCTCAGGAGCAGCGTCTTTCAGGTAAGCACCTGCAGGGATATTGGACGAACCAATATTACAAGCAGTTACTTCACTGTCGTAGTCACCTTTCTCAGTGGACTCAGTGCTGACAGCATTGTCGTATGCAGTCTGAGCCGTACCCATGTTGGTGTTAGCAGTGCTCAGCTGGGTAGAGTTGTAAGCAGCAGCTACCTCTTTCTCTACTTCGTAGACACGGTAGCCGTCACGTTTAAACCAAGGGTACTCATCTGTACGCTCATTGCCTAGGCTGTAACCAGAAGGCATAGCAGCACCTGCAGCGATCGAGCCAGCGTTAGTACCGTTATCTTTGACAATACGTTGACCGTTATCGATACGCTCTAGTACACCAGACTTCAACGACTCTTCGTAGTAACCATTCTTGTAGGTCACATCTACGTCAAACAGGTTAACTTTAGTAGCAGTCTGTCCGTCGTTAGTTTTGGTATATGTTGCTTGCTTGGAATTTAGATCATCAAGTTTAGTATCTGTATCATCTTGGGCTGTGTTGTATACATCTAAATCTGATTTAAGATTTGTAATGTTACAACCACTAGGCTGTCCAGTAGCAGCAGTGGTACCCATGTCCACAGCACGAGGCTGTCCATCAATCAAACTCCAAATACGAAACTGTCCGTCAGTGGTGTCGTATTGACAGACATACTTTTCTTCTTCATCCCGAAGGATCGGAAACCAACGTCCACGAGCTTCGGCATTGTAAAGTTCTGCTTCAAATTTACCACCAGGTCGCTTAAGCAAACCAAGTGCATAGTCAGGGAATACGTTGGTAGCCTGTCTACCCTGCCCAGGAAACTTAAGTCTGTCCGGTTGTTGGGACACAACTAGGAGCCGGCTAGGGATCCTTTGGGAAATAGTGCTCATCGTGCAAGCGCGTTATACGGTTGATAATTGTTGTAATAGTTTTCTCCGTCACGCCAGCCAAAGATGGTGTAATCACCTTGGTTGCAATCATACTCGATTGCAGTGGCACGGGTCATCATTTCTTGTTCTTGCAGTAGTTGGGAAAGCTGAGCTTCACCCACTGTTTTAATTGCAGACATCCTTGCAGCACGAGCCGTGATGTAATCTTGGATAGCTGGAGGGACGTCATCAAATGGATACAACCACACGATATCAGCTTTGATATCTTTCTTGAACTTGTAGGTATGGTTGAGGCGGTCGTAGAGTTTGTTTCCACGTCGTACTACATCGTAGTCATCCAGATGCTCTTGTTGATTGGTATCAACTTGCAACGCATTGGTAGGATAAAGAATTTCTTCAGTTGTAGAATCAGGCTTAAGGGTGTATCCTCGTTCCTGATTAAACATCCATCCTTCAGATTGAACTTGCTTGTTGACTTCACGAAGGGTCGTCAAGACAATAGCAACTTCAGGGTTCTGAAGATCTAGCGTGGTGACAGGAGCCTGTCCCACGGAGCTTAGGATTTGATTAACAGCATCCAGTTCGGTGGACGCAGCAAAGGTGACAGGCATAGTAGTAATAGATAAAAAAAAGGGGCTCCCGAAGGAACCCCCAAATGAGATCAAAAAAAGATCAGAAGGCAGCGTTGCCGGTAGAACCAGGAGCAGCGCCGGCAATCAGCTCGACACAAGCAGCAGGGTTCAGGTAGTCAGCGCCCATGGC